CCCCGACGGTGCTACCGGAGCCACAGGACCACAAGGCCCACGTGGACCACAAGGACCACAAGGACCCGAAGGTTCTACCGGACCTGGAGCCACTGGTGCCACCGGACCACAAGGACCACAGGGGCCATTTGGTGTCACCGGGCCACAAGGACCACAAGGACCCACAGGACCCAACACAGCCATCAATGCCACATCTCAGTCTACCAGTGGTAGTACCTTCTACCCTGTATTTTTATCAACTGCGGGAGCAGCAGTTACTCCGTTCCTTGATGATGATGCTGGTAGTCCTACTGCTGGACTCAGGTACGTTCCAGCTAGTGGAACACTAACCTCAGCAATTTTTGCTGGAACAGCCAGTTCGGCCAGATATGCTGACTTAGCAGAAAGATACCTGTCAGATCAAATCTACGATCCTGGCACCGTGATGGAGTTTGGCGGCGCTAAAGAAGTGACCATGAGTCAACATTCACATTCTACGCGAGTGGCTGGCGCAGTTTCTACAGCACCTGCTTATGAAATGAACACAGGATTAGAAGGTGAACATGTGGTGGCCATAGCACTGACTGGGCGCATACCTTGTCAAGTAGTTGGAACCATACGCAAAGGTGATCTACTGGTGTCCAGTGATATACCCGGCGTGGCCACTGTTTTAAATCTGAAAAATTATCAACCAGGTTGTGTGTTAGGCAAAGCTCTTGAAGATTATGATTCTGACACAGTTGGCACAATCACTGTGGTAGTGGGCAAGACCTAAACTGTTTGGATTTGCTGTTCCACCACAGCTATTTTGGTTTGAACAGCGTCAAAGTTCACAGTGCTCCACAAGCCAGGATGCATGGGTTTTGGCCAGATACCTGATTCAATCCAGGCATGGCCTTGGTGTTCGTGATTGAGCACAGGTATAAATTCCGAAGTCACACTGCAAAAAAATGTATGGTATGCAAATCCGTGATCGTTTGTGGTAAACTTTTCCAACGGTACCAGACGCAGATATTCTGGCATTGATCCTAGTTCTTCGCAACACTCTCGTTTGATAGCTTGGATCAATGTTTCCCCAGGCTCGATTCTTCCGCCGGGCAATCCCCAGGTATGCGGATGTTTCGGATCATTACGCATGAGATACAAGTATCTGCCAGTGGCAACTGCGTAAAACCAAACACCTACTGCATTTACAGAACTAGGTTCCATCGACCTCCCGGATATAAACCTTGATAACTCTTGACCCAGGTATTGTCTATCCATTTGTATTGAATACCTGTGGTAATATTGGTCACATATTGTATGTTTTCAGGACTGCTGGTGCTGTCAAATGCCACAACCCAACGAGCGCCATCAAACTCCACGATGTCATTGGCCTTGGCCACCAAAGGTTGACCATCTGCACCTTGCCAATCTGTTGGTGTCCCTCCAGAGTAACTGCCGGTGTCTTCGGTAAACAAATAACGTTGTCCAATCAAGGCCGAATCCAATCCATCCCCGGGTCCATTGACCAAGGGGTTTATCACAGCATCAACTGGTGCCAGTGTGTTTGCTGGCAAGGTATCTGCATCCACGTTAAACAACAAAAAACGATTGTCTGTGGGATCATAAGCAACAGTGCCAGTGACTTCACTGCCGTCTTCTTGTTCTAATCGCACAAAGCTGATGCCAGGTCTCAAGACTCCGTACATTCCGACCACTGCATTCCACAACAGATTGCTAGGCGGGCTCACAGGAGGCGCCAGGGCTGGATCAGCTGCGTTGCTGATATCCTCCAATGGATCTCCTGGATCTGCCGGCGGTGCTGGAGGATTGTTTTGAGCATCGAGTTGAGCTTGTATAAAAGCACGAACATTGGCCAGATACTGCATGGCCTGCTCTACCTGGTCTTGCATGTTTGCGGGCAAGATTGGGTCAGCAGTGTCTAACAATTCATTTAGTTCTGCAGTGATTGTGTCCAAGGTTTGAATTTCTGGATCCACTGCGGGCACAGCAACAATGCCAGTGTCCTCCACCATCAACGGCGGAGCCAAACTGCCATTTTCTACAACCTGTTGTTGCCGTAGAGCCTGTAATTTATTACCAATCAACAACACTTGATAACTGTACGGTGTTATCACCTGACGAGTGCCCAACAACAAATCATTGTCCAGCACTGCATTTGAAGCATCTCCTTGTGCGTCAAATACTTGAGCAATAATGCGTTCAACCACACCCAGTTTCTTGACCTTGGCTGGACTTGAAATCCAGATAGGCAAGGCAAATGTCAAAGTAGCAACATCAATGGGATTTTCTGTGCCTTGCGGTATGACACGACTGGTCCATTGCGTGCTTTCCAACTCCACTATACTGAGGCTGGTCCAGTCTATGTAGTTGTCTGTGCTTTGGATTTCCAAGCTGGGATTGAACAGGACCAACATCTGTTCAAGTATCTGCATCTTTTGATTGGTGTTGCTGGTCCAGATATCCAATTTCAGCGTGAGTTTGTACGGCACAGGCATGAGCCGTTCAATGGTAAATGCATTGCCTTGTGTGGTTTCGTAGCTGTCGGTGGCTTGGTCGTAGGTTCTTTGCCGCACATTGATCTTGCTGACAAAATAAGGTTCTTGCATTCTGGGACGATCATAGTCAAGTCCACTAATGTAAAAGGTCATCAGTGGTGTGGCTGGCATGCCCGACGCTGAATTTTCTTGCAAGATGGTCTGTGCTTGACGGGTGGCATCACCATAACGCACTGGCACACGGATCAAGGTATGCTCGGTACCTTCTTCGTTACGACCATACTCTACCTGGAAGTTTGAAAAAATCCTAGCAAACTGCAATAAAAATCTGCGTATCTGTTCGTCGTAAAAAAATATAGGAGTCAGTGCTGGCATGTTTATCCTCCGTTGTCGGCTTGTGGTTTAAGAATTTCACTGAGACTTTGCCGACTGGGTATGGCACCTCGATCTGTGGTTTGTACTGTGGCAGTATTGTTGACAAAGCTGGCACGTTGTGTCTTGGCATCTGGCTCAAAGTCCAGTCCAGTGCGTACAGCGTCTTCAATTTTGACCCATCTTATACCATCGTAACGGAACAAGCGATTGGGAAAATAATCCAATCGCAGTGCGTAATCACCTACCACTGGGTTAGGCGGAAAACTCACGCCCGGAGTCACAGGCAGGCCATTGGGTGGAATAAGATATCCAGTTTCTGGATCCACGCTGTTGGACAAGTAGCCCATGGTGTAGCCAAGCCCTCGCGGAGATGTGTTGAGTCCAGGTTCCTCGGCACTGCTACTTACAACGTTGCTACTGGTTGTAATGCCTGTGTCTGATGCTGGTTGCCCGTCGGGGTAAGTTGGCAGAATATAAAATTTGGTAATGTCGTATCCACTGAGTGGCAGTTCTACTTCGGCCTGTGCCAACAAAGCATCATTGATAGCAAGATCTTTGTTTCTGGTACTGGCGCTATCACCCACGGTGTTGGGATTGGTGATCAAGGTCCAGTAAGGTTGACCGGTGCTGGGGTTAACAGCGTCAATGGCAGTGCCCACTGGCACATTGCCGTTGGCACGATAGTATTGATCTCCGTTGTTGACCACACTGAGGTTGGGATAAAAATTGCCTGGATCCCAGATCTGATTGGTCACAAACGGTTGTTTCATTATGTCCTGATACTCTTGTGCGTTGACCAAGGGCGTGGCTTTCACACGCCACAGGTGTGGCAACCAGGTTTGACTGAATCCTTCACTGGCAAATGCCGCATCCTGGATCACGTAGTATCTGGGCAAAGGCAAAGGAATAGCAGGATTCAAAGGATTGTAATCTCTTAGGTTGGGAAACTCCAACACGTCGCCACTCATGAGCTTGCGACCAAATGTGTCAATCATGTTGTTGTAGTGGAATGTGATAAACAAGGTATCATTGTTCAAGAACAGACCAAATTGTGTGAGATCAAAGTCAATGTCCTGCACACGGTACACACCACGCATGACATAGATGTTGGGATCGTAGGCTCTGTCACGGTTTTCCAACAACAGCAGGTCTTCGATAAACAGGGGATCCTGCGTTTCACGCACAGGTATGGTTATGTCAGCATCGCCGGGATCACCAGTTTTTGGACCCAGATATTTGTGTACATAAATGTCAAGTCCGCCCACAGTGTACATCTCACTGATGTTGCGATCAATGTATTGATAATCGCTGGTACGATTGGGACGGTATAGACTCAGGCGTGGCATAGTAGTATATTTATGGGCTGATTTGACCAACAACTACAAAGCCAGTATAATTACATGCATGGATGAGTTATATCAACGTTTGGATCGTGCAGAAAGCCAAATAGCCACAATCAAAAACAAAACTGCCCGCAAGGACCTGTTAAAAATGGTCAAGACTGTGGATGCGGCCATGGTAGCGGCAGACATGGCCAGCGTGGAATGTCGTAGATTGCACCGGGAAACCACACGCTATCGAGAATTAGTGGAAAATGCCACGGATCTAATTACCAACCTGGAGCAACACCTAACATTTGCGGCCTTGTTGAGCGGTTGACCAAAAAAGAACCAAGTGCTATAATAATACTTTATACTCAGGAGAGTCCATGAACGCACGAGCCGCAACTGTGATCAAGCCTTTGAATCCCAAAGGTGCAGAAACCAAATACGTTGGGCATGAACCAGACTGGAAATTTCAGCCCACAGAAGACAATCGTATCAGTGCATTCAGCAAGGCCTTTGCCTGGTACAACTATCACTATGGCAAGAAAGATGCCAAGGACATGCTGTGTCAGTACTTGGACGTCAATCACCGAGCCAAGGACGCCAAAACCATGCGTGGCATTCCTGACAGCCAGATCAGGCTCACTCCGGCCTGGGTATGTAGGATGACCTTGATGGGACTGACTCTCAACGAGCACGAACAGTGCATCATTGACGAACAGATTGCCAACATGCTGAAAGTAAAACAAGAAGCTCGGCGTGACAAGGATGAAGTGGCCGCCGAATCTGCTGTGGCCAAGCTCACAATACAAGATCACCTGCGTGAAAAGGTAAGTGAGTGCGCCGGAGAATTAGAAGGCATGTTTGATGATTTCATCCGGGCTGGTGCCAAGATGAGTGCAGACTGGAAACCTATCGCACAGATACGTGGCATGAACATCAGTCCCAACATGGTGGGCACAATCGCCGATGTGTGGAAGATCAAGTTGGCAGAATTTGAAGAAATTTTGGCTGGTGAAGATGCTGACTTGGTTGAAGGCTACAGTCATCTTACAAAGAATCAAATCAAACAGTGCGTCAAGTTCATTGAGCAGGTCATAGCCGATTGCGGTAACTATGTTCAGATCAAGAAGGTAGAACGCAAACCTCGAGCCAAGAAAGCCGTCAGCCCAGAAAAACTTTCAGCCAAGTTCAAGCACATGAAAGACTTTGCCGAGCTCAAGCTAACCAGTGTTGCACCGGCACAGTTGGTAGGTGCTGGCGAAGCTTGGTTGTATGATACCAAAAAACGCAAACTGATACATGTCATGGCCGATACACACATA